GCAATCTGCAATTCATTGTAACCAACCAATTTATACTCAAATATGGTTACTACAATTGTTGCGGCGTAATCATCTGCAATGAGTTTCTTATCGGCTGTTTTTGCGTAACCGTATACAGCATAATTTCCTACAAACTCCCCATTTTTGCGCTTGATGGCAAGCTGGGTTTTGGTTTTTGTGGATATGTCTTCCAAAAATGCCTCGTTTATAATATTTTTGAAAGGCACTATAAGGCTGTTGTTGCAGTCATTCATATCGTCGTATAGGCTGTCATAGTTGTCGTTAGGCTGTGTCAAGATAAGACTAAATAAAAAATTATTAAAATTTTGTTACAAGGTTCTATCCCATATCACAGTAGCATACCGCTACCGTGATATGGAAACCTATGATACACCTCGACTTGCAACTATCACTATTTTGCAACCATGCGCTTTTTACCGTGGATTACATCCTGTATCTCCTTATGGATTTGCCGTAAGAGCGGTGTTACTTCATGTGAGCCGTCAACCGCAATTATGCGAATATCCATTAGCTCCAACTGGTTCAGCCAATCTTCTATAATGAAATAGTCACGAGCGATACGGTCAACACTGCTAACGATTATCGTGTCAATTTTGCCTGCCGCCATATCTACTTGCATTTCTGCAAATGCGGGTCTATCCAGATTATTGCCATTAAAACCATCATCTGAATATATCTTAAAAATATCATGCCCCTGTTCAAAGGCAAATGCACGTACTTTATCCCGCTGATGCCATATCGCTTGGAAATCGTTTGGACGGGTGCTTGCTGTACGGCAATATATCGCAGTTTTGCCTGTTTTTGGTTCTTGTATTGTTCTTATCTCTGTGTGGTAGGTATTGCCTATACGCATTAACACCATAACTTGTTGCCCCGGTACTGGCAGTGGTGCTTGGCTAATCATGTTTTCCATTGAAATCTTCCTCTCGGTTTTTAGTGGGTTCAGTTCCATTTTCAACGCAATCCCTATCGAGAGAAAGCAAAATCAATCTCGAATCGGTTATCGGCAAAAACATTTATGCGCTTTATTAAAGCCATCAGTTCAGGCGTAACTTCTTTCAACCCCTTGAACGGTTTAAGCACATCATAGGTAGTGATTTTTTGAACAATCTGTTCGCGTTGAGTTATTTCGGTAGATATACGTTTAATGTCAGCTTCGGCATTTACGATGCTATCTGACTGCTCTGCCTTTGCTGTTGCATACCGCTCCTTCGCTAACTTACCATCAACATAATCCTCAAAAAGTTGTTCCTTGTTGATTTTCAACCGCTCTAACTCATTCGTAAGCCGTTTCAGTTCTACGGTTAATTGTTCATGCTCTCCCGTCAGCACCTTGCCTTGTTTATCAGCCTGAAACTTGGCTGCTTGAGCTAAGGAAATTTCCACACGCAAGGCTTCCAAAACCACTTCTGTAACATAGCTTTCCAAAACCATGCCTTTCAAGCAGTTTTCCAAACCAAGTTCAATGCTCGAACGGCATACATATCTTGGGGCATATTTTGAGTTTGGTCTTGGATTAGACCTTGAGTAACGTCTTAAACCATGATGACAATGCCCACAAAATAACTTCCTGGCGAATAAACTGAAATTTACCCTGTTGAGCGTCCTTTGATTGATTAACCCAAGTTTGGTTTGCACTTTATCGAAAACCTCTTGTGTTACGATGGGTTTATGAGCATCCTGCACGATAAGCCACTCGCTCTTGGGTATTAGCTTAGTTTTTACAGCACCATAAGCAGTTTTTTGCATCTTCCCGGTGATGTTCTTCCCGGTGTATCGTTCATCCCTAACAATTCTCGTGATATTTTCCCTTTTCCAATACGATATACCGCCAACGCTGTTATCAATAACCTCTTTATGGGTATTGTTGTTTTTTCGGTGCATTAAGGGTGTGAGTACATTTTCTGCATTGAGAGCTTGAGCAATTTCGGTAACGGTCAGTCCTTCTAATGCAAGGTCAAAGATTCTGCGTATTGTCACGGCGGCTACTTCGTCAATATCCCAAGCATTTTTAACAGTCTTGGATTTTCTGTAGCCAAACGGTGCCGTGCCGCCTGTATGCTCTCCCCTTTTGGTCTTGGCTATCTTGCCTGTCTTAGACTTCACGCCTAAATCTTTGCTGTACAAGTCATGTATCAAAGTCTTAAACCCGACTTCAAGCCCTGCCGACCGGCCTTGGTTATTGTTACTGTCAAATAAATCGTTCACAGACAGAAACCTAACACCTAAGAACGGAAATACCTGTTCCAAGTAGCCGCCGACCTCAATGTAATTTCTGCCGAAACGTGAAAAATCTTTGACAACGATGGATTGTATTTTACCTTTCCTCACTTGCTCCAACATATCTGTAACTGCGGGTCTGTTGAAATTCGTGCCGGAGTGTCCATCATCAATAAAATACAGCAGTTTGCTCTTGGATAATTCGGGATGACCGGAAACAAAATCATTAAGTAAGTCCCGTTGATTTTTCACACTGTTGCTTTCACCGATATTATCATCTTCTTGCGAAAGCCTGATATAGAGGGCTGTAGTATGTTCCATCATACTGAAACCCCCAATTTTACATAGTCATTCAAAGCTTCATAATCGCTTTTGAAATTCCATATGAAGTCAAATTCGTTGCTTGAATTAATGACAACACGGCTTATTAACGTATTAACCATTTCGTAGGTTAGTTCATCATGGTCGGTAAACCGCATAAATGCCTGTAACCACTTGTTTTGCGGAGTTAGTGTTTCCGATTGCATAACGCTTTCTTCCTGTAACTTTTCAAGCTGTGCCTTGGCTTCATCTATCTGCATTGCATACCGATTTTTGCTGTAAATGTACTCATCTTCCGTCAGAAGTTTATCTGTGTATGATTCAAAGAGTGCGGCTTTTAGGCTTGTTAGCCGCTTAATTTTGCTTTGCAGTGCAGACATTTGCTTTGTTTTATCTTGCTTGTGGCTCTTTGAAGACTTATTCAGCCTTTCAACGACAACCGATAAATCCGCTGCTGTTTTAATCTTCATTTTGACAGACGATAGAGTGGTGTCAAAAACATAGGATTCGCTTATGCTTTTCAAACTACAGTCTGTTCCCAAGTTCCTATATTGAAAGGGACAAATAAATCTATAGCTTTCAGAATCTGCGGAGGTTTTCTTTCGGGTAAGTTTTGAACCGCAGCTTCCACAAATCAAAAGCCCTCTAAATAAATGCTTTTCGGTGCGGATGTGCTTGCTTTTATCGTAATTCCGATAAAAGTCCTTCGTGTTTCGGTATCTCATTTCCTGTGCCCTATCAAACGTAGCCTTGTCTATAATAGCTTCGTGAGTGTTCTCCACTATAATCCATTCTGATTTTGGCCGTTGCTTTACCGGCTGATTATCGCATAAGGCTTGCTTTTGCCTGCCCTGTACCATATGACCAAGGTACATAGGATTGGTCGTAATCATATTAATAACCTTGTCGCGCCAAAGAAATACCTTTGTACGCCCGGTTGATTTAACCTCTCCTTTCTCAACACGCCGTTTCATTGGGCTTGGAATACCCATCTCATTTAATCGCCTTGCAATAAGCGTGTCGCCTAATCCTTTGGTTTTCCAGTTGAAGATATCGCGCACTACATGGGCAACTTCATCATCTATAACCAACTTGCGGTAATTATCTTCTGATTTTTTGTAGCCGTAGAGCGGCAGACCGCCGATATAATCCCCATTCTCCTGCTTTGTTCGGAGTGATGAGATAATTTTCTGTGATATATCTTTTGCGTACACATCATTTATCAAATTTTTAAGGCTGATAATGAGCGCGTCCGTATTACTGTGTTCGTCTTGATTATCAAAGCCATCGTTAATTGATATGAAACGTACACCCATAAACGGCAAAATCTTTTCCAAGTATTCGCCTGTTTCAATGTAGTTACGCCCAAAACGGCTAAGGTCTTTCACCACGATGCAGTTTATTTTTCCGGCTCTTACCTCGTCCATCATTGCGTTAAATCCGTCACGGTTGAAGTTCGTACCGGTTTCACCGTTATCCGTGAAGATTGCGCACAGCTTCAAATATGGACGTTCCTCTATATACTGCCGTATCAAATAAACTTGATTGTCTATGGAGTCACTTTCTTTATCCCGGTTGTCCTCTATCGACAGTCGTGCGTAAATGGCAGTATTGTGTACGGTATTTGCCGTCTGTATCACAGAAATAACAGGGGCAATAGTTCTGCTTTTTCTCGGCATACTACACAGCCCCCTTTATTAAATTGTTGGTGGTTATCGGTGCGACCGGCATAATCTCGCTTACAGACTGCACAAAGTTTATGGCACTGTCATAGTTATAGCGGTATTTGAATTTTATACCGATACGGCTCCCCTCATAAATCACAATTTCATCAATAAGGGAAACAACCGCCTTGCGTGTGAGTTCCACAATATTACTGTGTGCTTTGAAACTCTCAATCCAAAAACATTTCTCGCCCTTGTTGGCAAGGATTTTTTCTATTTCACCACTAAGACGGAGTGCCGATTTTTCGGCTTCATCACTCTTTTTTGAGTATGATGCTTTTAATTCCTTATATTCATCCTTGTCGATTATGCCGTCCATCAGGGATTCATGCAGGGATTTTTTAAGTTCCTTATATCGCTTAATTTCTTCGTTTACCTTTTTAAGCCGCCTGTCAATCCGTTGCACTTCTTCTTGCTTGATGGGCAGAGTATCTATAAACGCTAATATCCGTTCAAGGTCATGGACATTGTTAATGTGCGTTCGCAAAGCCGATAAAACCGATTCTTCAAGCAGTTTTTCGCTTATGCTGTGAGTTGTACAGCTTTTTATTTTGCTGTTTTTACAAACATAATAAAAATATTTGCTACTGCCACTTGGCACGGTTTTGCGTATCATGTTCATCCCACAATCAGAACACAGAGCGATTCCTGAGAATACATATACCGTTTCTTCTCCCGGTGAAATACGCAAATCTTTCATCAAGAGGTTATTGGCAAGGTTAAAATCTTCTTTTGATATGATAGGCTCATGGGTATCATAAACCCTTACCCAATCTTCTTTTGGTTTATCAAAATTCTTCTTAACCTTGTGATTGGGAGTGCTTCGCTTGCCCTGTGCCATAACGCCGATGTAAATTTCACCTTTTAGTATGCGACCGACCGCTACGGCAGACCACTTGGCTTTAGAAGTGGTTTTGAAAGTAGAAGTGTATTTAAGTCCGATGGACTTCTTGTACTCCA